GATGACAATATATTACCAGACCGTTTGTTTTGGTTTTCTCTTCGAGATTCAGGTACAGAATATTTTGGTCTTTATACATCTGATTTTATTAGCAAATTTAGTTTATAAATTACAAACTGATTTTGTTTTATTAGTTTTCAAGACATAGTAGGCCTAAATCAATAATATCACCTCTCCTACATTCGAAAACGGCTCTAGGGAAATTTAAATGATATCCTTGATTACATTGTGGAGTACATTTGTCGCCATCTCTCATAATTGGAAAACAATTTCCAGTCGTTAAAATATTTGGAATATTCATAATTTTACTTGATTTTGTTAGATCACAATCTAGACTTTTACAGATTGCAGTATCAGATAAAACACCATTATTACATTTTCGATTACCAGTTAAAATATAGCCATCATTGCATGTTGGTTCACAAATTTGTCCATCGTCTAACGTTGACGGACATGATCCGGGACTTCCGTTATCTATAACTTTATCTGCGTTTTTACATGGTTTATTAAAAGTATCATTAGTATCAAGATCTGAATACCAATTTACTAATGATGATGGTACACAGATAGGTTTATCACCATCTGTTTTTCTAAAACGAGTTTTACCTTCTGGACAATCACAATTTGCGTCTGAAGGTGCTCCAGTGTTGATTGTCCATTTAAATCCGTCTTTATTTGAAGGTCCACCACATACATCAGCATTGATTGTTTGGCAACCGTCAGAACCTGCATACTCTGGATAAGAGCATATACAATCCCATTCCATACGTTCAAGACCAGCAGAGCCTGAATATACTAATATTCCACCTAGATCATTATTACATTCCATTGTTGCAGATGCATCAGCGCAAATGTTTGTAGTTGAACCATATTTCTCTCGTTGTTCTTCAGTATTACGAATTATTTTTGTGCAAACCATTTTTAAACCTTCTGATGCTTCTAAGCAATCATCTACACAATCTAAGTCACTCGTACATGTAACAGGATTTACTGTACAATTTTTTCGAGTTTGACCACTTTGATTTATTAATATAGAAATTGGTTTTGGATTAGGTTTATTATATAGAATTCCAAATATAATTATTATCCCTATTAAAATAAATATTGCGAATAAAATAATCTTTATTAGTATTTTCATTTATTATTATAAAGATATAATAAATGAAATATAGATATATTTTGTTAATAAGATTTGCAATTGTTTTTGTAGCAATTGCATTGAGTTTGATTATTTATTCATATATTGTTGAACCATATATACTTATTCCGTTATGTTTGATAAATTCTAATAAATGCATTCGTGTGTCTTATTGGAACTACGAAAACTCAGCTCTTATTCATATGGAACCGGCTGGTTATTGGGTTTTCTTTAATGGTGATAAAGCATACGTTTATGGAATATTTACAGGAAATGAGTGTGAACCAGATCCAGGTGGAAAAATACAATATTCTCCTGCATATCCTGTAGATCCAGTTTCAGGTTTACCAACACCTTATAAATGTATACAAACGTTAGATGAAATTCAGAATTTTTATAAATCCAAAGGAGCTAAAAAACAATTTATATATAAACGTCAAGATGTTAATAAATTTAGTATTCGTGATATGTTAAATTTAATGGCTGATAAAAATATTATTAACTTGGCAAATATTAAAAAATGAAAGTAAATATTTATTTTTGGGGAATTATAGGTTTTTTCTCAATTGTTATAGCACTTTTGATATGGAAACATTTTCCAAAAGGATCTCACTACCAAGATGCATGCACAGTAGATGATGACTGTTCGAAAGGTTATAAATGTATTTTTTCAAGAGACATGAATCATAATATATGTGTTCTGTCAAATGATAAAGAATGTAATATTTCAACAGACATTGCACAAATGCAATCATGTGATCCTAAAGATAATAATTCTTGTAATATGTGTATTAATCAACCAGCATTTTCATGTGTAGTTGTGGGAAAACTTGAATTGAAAACAGGAGGTAATAGATATAAAGATGGAATATGTTCAACTACAACAACTGGAAGTGGAACTGGAATGACAGTTAATATAACAACTTTAGGTGGTGTTGTACAAGATGTATCTATTATTGAAACAGGAAATAACTATACTAAAAATGATACTATAACTATATTATGTGATGATAGTGATAATTCAGCAACTCTAAAATTTTCCGAAAATCCATATATTTGGAAACACGGTACTGATATTATTAATGTACCAGAATCTCTTGAAAATAAAGGATGGTGTTTACCAGATGTCAAACAAACTACAAGCTGTAATCAATTTACATCAGATACTATACTTGTAGAGTACGAAGATAACAAATATGAATGGGGTTGTCATTGTACAATACAAAACTTATTTGATCAATTAAGTCCTTTATCAGATTGTAACCTTGAGAAAGCGTGTGGACATGATTCCGGATTTGGTGATTTATATGTAGTTAAAAATATGGATGATGGAAATCAATTGAAGTGTAATACAAATAGTGAGTGTATTACAGCTGGAGCAGATAGCTTATGTTGTGTTCCTGACACAACAGGAAATCTAAGTGGAAGCTGTGATGATAATGTATCGGGAAGTGAGCAAAAATATTGCCATGTTCCTTGGTTGTCTCAACCAAATAGCGATCCAAGATATGGTAGATGTAAATGTGGAACGGGATTAACATATTTTGGATATTCTGATACGAATATTTATACTAAAAATTGTGTTAAAGATAGTTGTGAACCTAATGGAATAAAAGTAGATACATCATGTGAATGTAATCCTGGTTATATTAGATGCCCAGAAGATACTAAAAATATATCGTATAAACAAAATTGTGAAGGCCAACCACAATGTATACCAGATCCTTGTCAACCTTTTGGAACATATGATAAAGATGCCAAAAGTTGTAATTGTATAGACACAGCTGGAATAGCAGATGATAAATCCAATTCTATTGGAGAAACATGTGTTGAATTTTGTAAAAATAATGGTCCATGCGGAGACAGAGGTACATGTATTTTAATAGGTTCTGATTCATATAGAAAACCTTTTTGTAAAAATTGTAGATGTCCATATTGTAATCCTGGAGATACTGGCTGCGGTTCTAGTGAACCTGGATATCCAAACAATTGTACTTTAAGAATGCCGAATATGGCGGAGCCAGGTCAGGATTGCTTTGGTATGACCTGTTGTGCTCCAGGTGAATGTAAGTATGATCCTTATCTTGGTCGGTCATGCCAATAATATGGTTTATAATCTATTTTATGAATATGAAAAGAGTAATTTTATTTTTTAAAATTTGATTTAAAAAACAATAGAATGATTTTTGACTTTTATATAGAGTATCAACTCATTATCGTACACTTATCAAAATTAAAATAATAAGTTAACATAAAATATCGATATTCAAATGAAGATTAATCTAAGTAAAGTTTAGTATTAAGTTATTTCTTTGTTCTATCTTAAGAAAGATTATCGTTTAATTTGTTTGGACATAGAAATATAAACTAAATTTTTCCTTAGAGAGAATATAAAGAACATATTTATCAAAGAAAAGTAACTTAATTTAGCCACTGCCACATACATCAAGTATCTCCGATTCGAACAAACCACCACCACTTACTTCATGTATTTTACCTGACTCGCAATATTTGCCAGCCATCAGGTCGTTATAAGTCGCGCCAGCTGGCAATCCTGTTATCGTACATGGTGCTATGTCTGGAGGATGTCCACTTGCAGCCACATATGTACCGTCAGTATACATAATTTTTTCACAATTTATTCCTGCGTATGTTTGATATACATACGACGATTTGTCTCTCTTACAATCTTTAATTGAAGTAGGTAATAGTTTACAATCACAACGATATTTTCTGTCTTGAGATGTATCAATATGACACGACGAACCATTCTCACAAGTATGTCCATCACAAGGACTAAGACAATTACTACCTAGAGGATTAGTAGAATCTTTACATTTGCACCATCCAGTACTATCACATTTACCACTAATACAATCACTATCGGATTGGCAAAGAGGTGGTCCAAACGACGCTCCTCTTGAAAAATTATCTGATACACAGTTTTCAACTAGATTAACTGGATTATCACAAACACATTCGTTGGTGTTTATATTAAAATGACCACCGTTACAAACAATATTGTCATGCACACATGTATTTTTAAACTTACTACCATCAGGTGCAACAACACCACCATTACATGTACAGGAACAATTATCTTCTGTACACATCGCCCCAGCAACACCGTAATCTGAATATTCCCAACATGGATCAACATGACAACTGTATGGATCTCCAGGTAAATTAATATATGATGGTTTAACATCATTTACGCTACATTGACATTTAAACCACGGTTTTCCGTCTGTGGTTGTTGTATATGGATTTACAGTTAATACAGTACTATCGCCTGCATTATTTGGATTCCATTCAACACCTAGATATTGATCTGGTCCATGAGATGTACCTATTAATATATTATTTTTTTGATCATCACCTGCATGTTTACTATGATTTATACATACCTTTTGAACCATGCAATCGGCTCCATCATATAATTCCGGATATAAACATTCACATTTCCAACATTGTGAGCTACCATCTGAACAAGCACCACTCGACCAAACCCATTTACCTGTATAAGTACCACATGATTGATTTGGTTTTTTAGGCAAACACCATTTACCTTTAGGTACTTTAATATGATTGAATATATATTGAGTATCTGTTTCAACAGTTACGCATTCAAACTTTTCTCCACATGCTAAGCAACTACCTGATTCATTACACGCTGTTAAATTAGTATAACAAGTTTTTTGTGAAGAAATAGCATCTGGTAAATCTTTTGGACTCATACTGGGAAAAGGAACATAGTTCCAATAACCAGGAGGTTCTGGGCCTAATATTTTGTATATTATTATACATATTAAAACGAATATCATAATAGAAAAGAATGCAAAGATTTGTGTCTTTAAAAATTTTAAGTTAATCATTTATTATATATAATAAATTATAATTAGTTCGTTTATTATTTGAATTCTCAAATAATAAAAATACAAGTAATTCTATTTACCAGACTTTTCTTTCTTAATAACAATTCCTATTGTAATACTAATAATAATTATTGTTGAAACGACTATGTATTTTAGTGTGTTGTCATTTATAAAAATAATAAATAGTGGTGAAACAAGTGACGCAAGTAATATAGGTGCAAAAATATACAAATTATCTTTTATAATCATCATAACACTTTTATTACTTTTTGAATCAAGTTGGTTCATTCTACTTTCTAATGTCATGATAGAAACAGCATTCATGATGCCTAAAAGAAATATTAATACTGCTAATACTATCCAAATAAATAATAATATTTGTGTATCCATTTATTATTATAAAATATATTATTTTTTAAAATATATGAGTTTTTATATATTAGGAGCTTGATGCTTTATATATTTTGTCCAAAAATAATGAAATAATAATATAAGTATAAATAAAAGTACTGATCCAGCTCCAATAATCATAAGAATTTGTTGTTTCTTTTGTTTTTCTGCATCAGCGTCAAAACCTGGAATATAATCTGGAATACCAGAACCGTCTTTTTTAGCTTTATCAGACAAATAAGATCTTATTGCAATCGTAATAATAGAAATTATAATAATAAATATGAGAGTTAATAATAATTTAATTAATATATTTCCATTATGATCATCAATATTTATATTTATATCAGTGTTAGTATTGTTATATAAAAGAAACATTATAAATATTAGTATTGTAAAAATAAAAAGAAGAATATAAACCCATGATGTTCCAAAATATGAAATTAATACTTCATTTAAAGTTGAAAGACGAGATGATGATTGATCATCTGGAATAATACCAGTATCTTTATTAGAAGTATATATTGTAATAATAATTATTGCACCAATTAAGAAATATGCAAGACCAAATTTCATAGCATTTTCAACTAATATGTTTTTATCAAAAGATGACATTATTTATATAATATAAATAAATAATCATTCTTTCATAAAATTTTTAGATTCTTTCATTTTTATAAGACTATTAGCCAAATTCATAGTAATCCAATTAGATGATCCTAATGATAAATATATCCGTTTCAAATCATTATTGTTTCCAATATCTTTTTTACTTATTTTTATGTATAGTAATCCATCACGTTTTTTAAGTAAAAATGGGTATTTTTTCTTAATTTGAGAAATGTCATAACTTATTTGACCTTCAGTATCCATATTTGCGCTATCTTTCCATATAATAAAATATAGATCAATTCCTTGTATGAAATTTTTATTAACCAATATCTTTGATTTTATCATACTTGGATCTAACATTTTTTCTATTGTTTCAGGTAATTTATTAAAACTTTCATACATACTGCCAAGCTTAGGTGCAAAACCATCTGTTGTATACTCCTGTGTAAAATTTTCTTTATGTTGTGAGCCGCATTGTGTATGTGGTTTAAACATTCTAAATAAAGTTTTACCTACAAAAAATTCACCTGCTTTTTGACCACCACTTGTTGTACATTGAGAACCAGGTCCAGTACAAGTTCCTTTATAACAAGCCATCCCTTCACCTCTACAAGGTTTAGAATCACTGCAATCTGTTCCTCCATCATAATCTTCTCCAAATCTCTGACAATAGTCTTTTGTTATAAAACATTTACCGGTATTTTCATTATAAAAAAAAGGTGGTACATCTGTCACTCCAGGAGTAGAAGAGTTTCCTTTGCATTCGTCAGGATAATTTCCATCTGAATCTTTCTTACATCTACTTTGTGGATTTTCACACCATTGTCTAAGTAAAAAATTTCCTAACATACATACTCCTCCACCTTCACAATTACCATCTTTATTACATACAGATGAACCACGACAATCATCATCTGTTTTACAAGTACATTTTTTATTTACACATACAGATGGTAGTGAACAAGTAACTTTTGTACCATCTCCACATTCTACTTCTCCTGTGTTAGGATGCCATTCTACATAAGAAGCATTTGCTAACTTATCTTTATCAAGAAAATTACATTCATCTTGATTACATGTATATGGAATCGTTTGATTTAAATTGCATAATCTTTCACTCATAATATGACAATGACCAGATTGAAGATCCAAAGGAGCGTAGCCACAAATATTACCAGTACTACTACGACTTGGCGTTCTAGTATCTTTTATACAATCGGGTGCACCCATCTCTTCTCGACATTCGCTTGAGTTGTCTACAATCGTATTACACTCCGTGTTTGTCAGATAAGAAGGCATTCTCCAAATACGATTAGAATCGTTTTTTTTCCATTTAAAACAGCCAGGATCAATATTGTTGCAATATTTAAGTATCAAGTCGTTATCATTACATTTTAATCTCTTAACTTGATCAAATGCATACGCGTACGCTTGTGCATAATCTATATCAGTAATTACACCATAATCTATTGACATTATTTTTTAATTAACACAAATATTATAAATAATAAAATAAAAAATATTATTAGTAGTATAATAGGCATAAATCGAATAGCCCAATTTGCAACAACTTTATTATTATTAGTAAAATCTAGCACTGCAGATCTTTCAAATTGAGCAAGTACACTATTATCAATTAATTTACCTCCTTTAGGCCATGCAATAGGTTGTCCATATGAATTAGTTCGTTGAGAACATAACCATTTGGTCATAAATTGTGCTAACATAGGACCATATACATCTGGCTTATCGTTAACAAGAAATGAATTATCTGCATAAAATTCTATTGGCCATAAATCAAAAAAATAAACATTTCCATAAACATCTGTAACAGAAGTCAATGGTCTTAATATATTTTCACCAAACACCTTATCAAAGCTAGTATTAAAAGTATCAATACTTTTATCATCTAATTCAGAGTTTAAGGCACACGGATCCCAACCATCAAATATCATTCCGAGAAGTTGAAACAACATCATAGCTTCTCCAAGAAAAGGTATTGCTTCTTCTCCAATCCACCCAACTGCATCAAGCAACAACTTACACGCATATAAACCCCCAATTGTGAGTTCTTCAAAAATAAATTTTTGGATCATTGCTACAAAAACAGTAGATATATTTATAGCAGCTTCACTTAGCCCATCAGCTATCATCTTAGCGCCAGCTTGACTCAACTCTTTCGAAATGTTTAATGCAATTGTTTCTACCATTCTAGAATATATTGCCTTAACAGCTAAATTTACTCCAAAATATGCACCAAGCATTCCAAGTCCTTCTGGTGTTAACATACTCTGTATCATTTTTAATATAGCAGCTGGTACAGCTTTTCCAATATCCTCTATGGACGTTCCTGCTGTATTCTTATCCTTACTTGATTTTTTAGCATCACAAAACATATTCCAACTTTTTATCGTATCATCCTTTAAAATGTTTACATATTTGCTAGGATCTTTGCAATAATCGTCTGGATTAACAGCTGTAGTCATTTATAATAATAAATAATATTATAAATAATAATATTTTTGTAAATAATATTATTTACAAAAATATTATTTAATATTATAATATAAATGGCTGAAATAGATTTCGGTGGATTATTAGATGCTTTAACAGAAGAAAAAGGATTATTACCATTACTTGATGCAACTACATCACTAGAAGATGCTACCAGTGCATTAGAGGCCTGGCGGTCAGCCGAAGGAACTGGTGCAAAATTTGATGGTGCTAACGAACTTAAAATTGGTATTAGGGATGGTAAGATTACAATTAATGATGCAGATGTTAATGACCTAAAATCTAGATTATCAGGATCTATAAATACGGAAATAAAACCTCCAGACGTAGCGTCTGTTTTAAAAGATTTAGGTATAAAAAGCACAGATAGCCCTGAATTTCAAAAGTTTGATGCTGCTAATAAAAAGGCATGGGCAGAGCAACCAAATGTAAAAAAAGCGCAAGGTGTTAACGACTCTACAAATACTGGAAATCAAATATCAAATAGTGTGAGTGACCCATCAGATCCTCCGGGTCAGAAGGGTCAACCAAAAGATGCTGAAGATATGCAAAGGAGAGCGAACAGAGCTAATAAAGGGGGTAAACTTAATGATGCTATTGAAAAAATAAAAAAAGGTGTTGAATATGGGAAAAAATTTGGAAAATTTGTGGTTACTGCTATTGCAGTAGGAGGAGCTGCTTTTGGGGCTCTAGAGCTTTATAATGCTATTAAAAAACATCAAAACGCAATGAACGGTTGTTGGTATATTAATATGCAAACCAATGATAAATGTAAAATCAAACCTCTTACATGTAATGAAAGTGACACGAATGATCCGAATGATCAATCTGGATATTCATTATGTAGTATGCGCGAAAGCATCAAAGACACTCACGATGAAAATTTTAATCCATGTGCTATCGGTGCAAAACCAAAAGGAACAGGAGATTTTCCGGGAATTTATAATGATACTACACTTGACACAGCATGTGCTAATTGCGCTGATTGTGTAGTTTCATCTGATTGTAAACAATCAGAAGCAGACTGTTCTTCTAAATGCGATCCATCTAAGTTTAATATACCTACTGGATATACTTTAAAATGTGTTTCAGTTGATTTTTGGGGAGCAGCAGATGATCTGATAGATGGTGGACTTGGAGGAATAGATAATATAATTGGTAAAATTTTAAAAATTATAATATATATTATTATTGGTATTGTAGGTGTTATTCTAGTAGTTTTTATAATTAAATTTTTGTTAGGTTTAATTCAACGTAAAAAATAATTACCAGACTTTAAAGTCTTTACGACATTTATTTTATCACTAAAAAATTACCTATAAAATCTTGTTGCCAACAATAAAGTTTGTACTTTATATGTTCTAATTCAATCGATGAAAAAATAAGTATATTTTTAGTATCAGTTTGATTATTCGAGCGTTTATGTTCTATTTTAAGACAAAAATAGTTTGATAGTATTTTCTTTTGTATAAAAAGAAAATTTCAAAAAAATTAATATAAAATTATAAATTTCTCCAATCGGATAAACATTTATTTTTCCTTTTATTTTCTGTATGAACAATTTCTTCTGTTCCTTGAAGAACTAATTCATGTTCAGGAACAACTTCAGGATCAGGAACGACTTCAGGTTCAGGAACGACTTCTGGTTCAGGAACTACTTCTGGTTCAGGAACTACTTCTGGTTCAGGAACGACTTCTGGTTCAGCAACGATTTCAGGTTCAGGAACTATTTCAGGATCAGAAACTACTTTCGCTTCAGAAACGACTTCAGGTTCAGGAACGACTTCCGCTTCAAGAACTACTTCCGCTTCAGCAACTACTTCAGGACCAGGAACTACTTCAGGATCAGGAACTACTTCAGGATCAGGAACTACTTCAGGATCAGGAACTACTTCAGGATCAGGAACGACTTCTGGTTCAGGAACGACTTCTGGTTCAGCAACGATTTCAGGTTCAGGAACTACTTCTGGTTCAGGAACTACTTCAGGTTCAGAAACTACTTTCGCTTCAGAAACGACTTCAGGTTCAGGAACTACTTCAGGATCAGGAACTATTTCAGGTTCAGCAACTACTTCAGGATCAGGAACTACTTCAGGATCATGAACTATTTCAGGTTCAGCAACTACTTCAGGATCAGGAACTACTTCAGGTTCAGGAACGACTTCATGTTCAGGAACAACTTCAGGTTCAGAAACGAGTTCTGCTTCAGGAACGACTTCCGCTTCAGGAACTATTTCAGGTTCAGGAACTACTTCAGGTTCAGGAACGACTTCTCCTTCTTGAGGAACAATTTTTTGTTTTTGAAGAAAAAGCTGTAATCGCATGTATTTTTCTCGCTTTCTAATGAGCCATAGTCGAATTTCTTCGTTTTCCACGTTATCAAGTGGTTTGTCACGAATTAAACTAATTGCATCAATAAGTTCAGGTTCTTTAGAAGCAACTTTAGGTTCTTGTAAAGCAATTTTAGGTTCTTTAGAAGCAACTTTAGGTTCTTGTAAAGCAATTTTAGGTTCTTGTAAAGCAACTTTAGGTTCTTGTAAAGCAATTTCAGGTTCTTGTAAAGCAACTTTAGGTTCTTGTAAAGCAATTTCAGGTTCTTTTAAAGCAATTTCAACTTCTTGTAAAGCAACTTTAGGTTCTTGTAAATCAACTTCAGGTTCTTGCGAAGCAACTTCAGGTTCTTGTAAAGCAACTTCAGGTTCTTGAGAAGCAATTTCAACTTCTTGAGAAGCAATTTCAACTTCTTGAGAAGCAATTTCAGGTTCTTGCAAA